TCAGTGGCACAGCGCTATTGCACTAGCCCAAGTATCACAAGGCGGCCAGCACCTTCAACGGCCTATCCGCGCTGAACCCTGCCGGTTTCGCTGGGTCGAGCAGATCGGAGCATCATCAGTGGCACAGCGTTATTGCAAGAAATCGCTCTGCTACAAGGCTGTCGGCACCTTCAGAGGCCTATCCACGCTGAACCCTGCTGGTTTCTTTAGGTACACGAGCGGAGCCGCGAGATCACAAGGCCCGATGGCTTCTCATAGCGCCATCCAAGTGGCACCTTACGGGCTGGTGTTGCCTTGTCTCACAAGGCAAAGAGCACCCGTCAGTAGTCTACCAACGCGAACCTTGCTGGTTTCTGCTGGGTGCTGCACGGTCGAGCAGATCAGCGGAGGATCAAAGGCTGGTCGATTCCGGAGTGTGCCCAGTCGATAACCTGACCGACCCGGTGTGTGACGCCGAAGTAATCGCACCACTCAGCCAGCCTTCTCAACTTGCGAACGGCGTCGCTGTAGTGCTCAGGAGTGACGGGTAGAATCTCGCACTTCGCTCCCCGCTCACCGTCGATTCGTTTCATATTCCAACCGCGCCCGAACAGCCGTGTCGCCAACAGTGTGGGGCTGGCGTCGTCGCTGAAGTGAGTGAAGCGGAGCAACTCGAAGTCACAGGAGAAAGGCTGATCGGGATGAAGGCCGCACCGTCCGTCATCCGTGCTCAGATATCGGCAGTAGTAGCCCTCGTGGTCAGCCTGCAGGTCTGAGTAGATCGGCACCTGTCGGCCATCGAACTCGAACTGCCGCAAGGCCAATCGAGCGTCATCAGGCTGGTACTCGGATGGCAGGTAGTCGTTACTGTACCGTTTGCAACAGCCCCCACATCCGGCAGGGCAGGTGTAGCCGTGGAAGATGGCTGGCGACACTCGCAACGGCTTCGGATTGTAGGTGAGGCCCCGGTAGGTGAACGGCTCAGTGCACACGGCGCTGAAGTAGGTGGTGACGATCTTCTCCACAGAGTCTTTCGTCTGCGGACCGTTTCGTTTCCCACGATCAGACAGGGCGACTGTCACCGGGATGGTCGACTCTCGCGTCCGCAACCAGTTGGCTGACCCCGTTGGACTCACCAGCACATCTTACATCCCATGCCGTGCTCGACGGTGCTAACCTGCTGCCGTGGCCGATAACGGAAGCGACGTGTACCTCGACGCCCTTACGAGGGCGGCACCCCAGTCCACCGACTACGGCGAGGTCGGCTCCACAGGCCTCGTCCAATGGGGTGGCGAGATTCAGCAGGACTTCCTGAGGCAACTGCAAGGCAAGAAGGGGTTCGCCAACTACCGGGAGATGGCTGACAACCACCCAGTAGTGGGAGCCATCGTCCACGCCATAGACATGCTCATCCGGGGCGTCGACTTCACAGTGGACCCAGCCGATGTGGATGAGCAGCAGTCGGTCGACGACGCCGAGTTCGTGGCCGGGTGTATGACTGACATGACAACGTCGTGGCCTGACACTCTCTCAGCGATCATGTCGATGCTGGTGTACGGCTTCTCCTACCACGAGATCGTCTACAAGCGGCGGCTGGGGCCAGACAAGACAGACTCGTCTGAGCGGTCGCATTTCAGCGACGGGAAGATCGGCTGGCGCAAGTTGCCGATCCGTGACCAGACAACCATCACACGATGGAAGTTGGACGACAAGGGCGGCATCGAAGGCGCCTACCAGATGGACACAATGGCTGCTGTGGGCGAAGTGTTCCTGCCGATTGAGAAGTGCCTCCTGTTTCGCACGACAGCGAAGCGGAACAACCCGCAAGGCAGGTCGATCCTTCGCAACGCCTTCGTCCCGTGGTACTACCAGAAGCGGATTCAGGAGATCGAGGCAATCGGCATCGAGCGTGACCTCGCCGGGCTACCGGTGGCGCTGGTGCCACCCCACCTCCTTTCCGACAACGCCACGACACAGGAGTCAGCAGCCCTGTCGGAAATCAAGAAGATCGTTCGCAACATCAAACGGGACGAGCAGGAAGGGCTGGTCTTTCCGCTTGCCTACGACCCGGACACAGGCAACCTCGCCTACGACTTGAAGTTGCTCTCCACTGGTGGGCGTCGCCAGTTCGACACCAACGGGATCATCGCCCGATACGACCAGCGGATAGCGATGACGCTGCTCGCTGACTTCATCCTCCTCGGGCACGACAAGGTAGGCACACAGTCGCTCTCAGTGTCGAAGATTCAACTGTTCGCCGACTCTCTGACGACGTGGCTCCAGTCGATAGTCGACGTGTTCAACACTCACGGCATCCCCCGGCTGATGCGACTGAATGGTGCCGACATGACCCGGTTGCCTCGGCTTTCCTTCGCCCCACCACGACAGGTCGACATCGAGGCGATCGCCGAGTACGTCGCCAAACTGGCAGGCGTGGGTGTGCTGCTGCCCGACGAGTCGCTGAGCGAGCACTTGCGACACATCGCCGGGTTGCCACAGGAGGAAGCGGAGACGGTGTAGTGCCCGGTTCGGTGGCGGTCGGCTCGACGCCGACTCGTCCACAAGGGCGCATCCGGCTCAGCGGGTTCGACAAGAGGCGCTACCGGAATCAGCAACCCAAGTTCCGGCCTGTGGGCGACGACAGGCTCAGGGGCCGCGAGCGGCAACTGGACGACATACTCCGTTCAGCCTTCGACGCTCTGCCCGTGTCTCTGGCTGTGGAGTGGGCCGCTGGCCGGGCTACAGCCGAGGACTACCTCGCAGGAGTCGTCGGCACTCTCAGCCTCTATCAGGGCGACATCGCGCGGGTGCTGCAAGAGCAATACAACGACAGCGCCATCGCTGGTGGCGCTCAGGCTGTCGAGGCCATCAACCAGCACCTAGCGAGGCTGGGGTCGCCAGTCCGCATCGAGCACAGAGTCGAGAAGGCTGCCGTGGCGAAGGTGACAGTCGATGTCATGGCCGATCCGATCATCAACGTCAAGACGGGAACGTGGGGTGTGCCCGTCGAATCGTTCAATCAGGTGAACGCCGCTTCGACTATGTGGGCGCAGAATGAGTCAGCCAAGTTGGTGACGAACATGGCGGGGACTCAGCAGGCGGCTGTGCGGCAGGCGATTGCCTCCTCCTACACCGAGGCTCAGGTGTTCTCCACTGGTAGGGCGGTAGTGGGTCGGACGACTCAGCAGACCGCTCAGACGCTGGCAGGGGTACTGGCCGGTACGGAAGCGACGTCGGCGACAGGCAGGACGTTGGCTGAGTTCCGAGCGGGCATGGCGAACGGGTTGACTGTCCGATATGAGACGGCTGTGAAGAATCGGATGGTATCAGTCTGGAACGGCCTGCATCGGCAGGGCGTCACAGGCGACCCGGCTATGGAAATCATCGCGAAGAAGACCAAGGCTTACGCCGACAAACTCCGACGGGTTCGTGCCCGGGCGATTGCCCGAACTGAGATCAACATGGCAGCCAACCAAGGGCAACTGGCCTCCATGTACAAGGCTGCCGACGACGGGTTGATCGACTTCGCACAATCCGGCAAGCAGTGGGTGACGGGGCCAATGGACGTCTGCGCTCAGTGCGAGGGGTTGGCGGGCAGCATCATCGCAATCAACGACTCGTTCGTAGGCGTCGGCGATGCACCCCCGGCTCACTCAAACTGCCGGTGCATGATCCGGCTCGTTCCGCAAGGCGGCGAGGTGCCGTGGCCGGTTGGTGGCGGCGATCCGCTCTACCCGATGGGCACACGAGAGAACCCGATGCTGTGGCAGTTCCCAAAGGGCTTCCAGACGGCACCACCGCAACTGGCACCACAATCGTTCGCCCCACCGTACATGCGGCCTGCTCCGGCACCGGGCGGTCCGCTGCCCGTGCGACCCCCGCCGACTTTCCCGCCGGAACCTGCGCCCTTCGGACCACCAACTACTCCCGGCGAGGTGAGGGCGACGCCGCAGCCGCGCCACGGGTCGCGAATGGTGAGCAGCATCGACGATGCTATCGAACGGCAGGCAGCCGCTACCGGGGTTGACGACGGCCTTCTACAGCAGTGGCGAAGTGTCGACACGAACGCTCCGTCAGCCATACCGAGCGGGTCGACTGGCGTCGATGCGATCGGGTT